CGCGCTTTTTGTTAGGGTCTTCGACTGGCGTCTCGACTGGTTTTACTGGAGTAATTTCCTTAAGAGCCTTAGGATCACCTTCTACTAGTGCCTCTTTAGGCTCATCCTTATCGTTTATTTTACCTTCTTCGGCCTTTTTTTCAGCTTCCTGAAGTAGATTATCCAAAGCATCGCCCGCCTCCTTAGTTTCCTCTGGAGCCATTGACTTGCCAGTGATATCCTGATCAGCCACTTTGCGCGCTATATCGGCGTTTTGATCTTCTTGACTTCCCGATTTAGGTTGTTGTGATTCGTCTGCCATAACTTAGTTGATTTCGATTTTTTGCTTATCCGGCCACTTCGCATCATTTTCAGGAGATGGATAAGCTTCTTCCGGTTGTGATAAAACAGGCTCAAAAACAGAAAGCGATAGTAAAGTTCGGGCAGCGCCTTGCCATCCCAACACTTCTCCATTTCGTATCAAAATTTCATTGGTTCCACCGCCCCCTAAAAGGGATGGGGCTGCTTCCAAAAATTTAGGAAAAAGTCGCTCGCCGGTTCTAGTCCGAAGAAAGGCGCGCCACAAATCAACATCCTCACTGCTCCAATCGAGCGGTTCATTCGTAATCATTTTAATTTTATTGGGTTAACTGAGGGCCTTCGGCGTTATGTCGCTGAGTAGCCGCCGAAAGTTGCATCGCCTGTTGATCTAGTGTTTTCAACTGGGCCAAAGCTGGACCTGCTTTTTTAACCAGATCAGCGACAGCTTTTAATTTGTCTTTAGGGATACCTTGATGAAGCGCTTGATTGTAGTGCTCTGTGATGTGCGCTATCACTGCCTCAAATACTTTAGTATCTACCTTACCATCCATCAAATGTTTAGCCATCTGTTCGGCAGTAGGAACAACTACGCTTAAATGAATCTCAGGATTATCCCTCGGTGAAACTGGAACTGGCTGGCCTTGCATCAACATGACATTCTCAAACATTTGAAGACGCTGCTGTTCGGCCTGCTCGGTAGGATCGTTCTGCGGAAGAAGAACTCGCTTGGAAAAATCAGAACCGATACGCGCAGTTAAATCTTCTACTTCCAATTGCCTCTGATTATAAAGCGGGTTGCCTTTTTTCTCTGACGCGACTGCCACAATCAATTGTCTCTGCTGCGGAGTTAAATCTCGCACAGTTTCAACAACGACTTGATTAGCTAGTTCGTTTATTTCTTCTCGCGTTAATCCGAAATCCAACAATTCTTGTTGAGCGGACTTTGCATCTTTTTCATCAGTTTCTAAATCATAAATCCGCTTCTGCATCAGACTCACCATATCAGTGAACTGTTCCAAAAAACGAGAAATACGAACATCGCGCGCTTCCTCTTCACGAGAAGCGAAGAGATTAATCAACTCAGGAGATTTTCGCTCACCTTGAATAAGTTGAGCCGGGGGAGAAGTGGACCCAATCAATTGATCAACTAACATCGAAAAATAGGCATCCAATTTCAAAAATGGTTCGATGTTGCCATCCATTTTCTGATCTGTTATTTTCCAATTTTCAGGAAGAATAATCGTAGAACCGATAACCGACATTTTGTAGGTATGAATCCGCTTGATGTCACCTTGAATTACCATCTTACCTGAGAGAATAGAACGATCAACAATTTCATTACGGGTCCGGTCCAACATGCCCGCTAATTCATAGATATCTCGCCCGATTCCTTTAGAACCGTGCATCGTTCCATTTCCTTTCTGAAAAGCAAAGAAACTTAAACAAGACTCCATGTTATCAAAACGATCTTCGCGCGTGAAGATTTCATTCAAGCTCAAACCCGCGAAACGATAATGCGAAACCTTACCAGTAACTTCACGAGCGAGAAGAGAATAAACCACAATAACGCTTGCGCCCGCCATATATGAAGCGCCAATCACTAATTCACGAGCCGCATTCTGATACCAAGTTTCGAGAGTCCCTCCGACATTTAAACGATCTCTAATCTGATCAGGAGAAGCTTTGTTAATCTGCGTTCTACACTCCTCCACATTCCATCCGGCATCCTCTGCCGCCTTTGCATCTTTAATCTTATCGAACAATTCGTGCGGAAGCATTGTTTCTTTAAGTGCGACAACCTGCGCATAAGATGTGGTTTGTTTTATACCGTCAGAAAGAAAATTTTCATCTTGTTTGAAATGTGTGGGAAACCACGAAAATTCATCAAGCACCGAAACTACAGAATGTCCAAACAAAGCATTATCAAAAGCGATGTCCTCGACTAGTGTTCTCCATCCTTTTCGAGAACGTATAGTGCGAGTCGTAACCTCTCGAAATTTTTCAGTCTTTTCCACTGAATTTTGATATTTATCAGAAAGTTTTGAATTGGTGAGATATTTCAAACCGTGAACAGCCTCCGTAAACCGAGGAGCTACCTTTTCAATCATCAAAGGCAATGGCTTAGTCGTAAAATTTTGACGCCAACCCAATCCTTCGGCTTCTAATTTCGCGGCATCATATGGACGCTCGGCATTGTATTTAGCCAAAATTCTACTATTTACAATGTGCCTATTTCGGTTTGCCTGAACTAGCGTTTTGACAACCTCCTGTCCCATTCCAGCGTCTTTTATAGATCGCTGAGTGGGTTTTCCAGCATCGGTTAATTCGGGACTTTGGATCAAACCCGGTCTAGGGTTGCGAGGAGATTCGGCGGTAGATGTGTGAATGTCAGACATTAACAAAGAATTAGTGTATCCATTTGGACAATTTTGTCATAACTTTATGGACCCATCTCCGTTTCCAAAATCCTTTCGGACAACGTTCAAGATTCAAACGCGCCTTCGCCCAAATGAAACAAGTGCAAATAGAACATTGATCTGACTCCTGATCGAGATGCGGACACGCCTGACATGTTTGAATTCGAATAACAGTAGTTTCATCATCCGCCAAAGCTTTGAATCCAGCCAGTCGAGTAGCGATTACAACCACTATTGACCATAAAAATCGAAAAGGATTTGGAATTAACATCGCTTACGCCAACATTGCGTGGGAAGGTCCGGTTCATCTACTCGCTGTTCATCTAAATAAATGGCTACCGCATTGTCCTGACTCAAAACAGCGCAACCATGCAACCGGCCATCGATTGCTTTACCGCCAATAAGCGTCCGACGCATTTCATTCACTGCCGATTTACAACTAGAACAGCCTTCCTGCATCGCCTGATTTTCTGGACAATTAGCACAAATATTAGCGCGCGCCGGGGCTTCTTCATCTACAAAAACTAAAGGCTCTTTCGCCCGAAGTCTTATTTTTTCACTGAGCCAAGCTAACCATCTACCTTTGAGCGATACCCGCCGTCTATCTCGAAGCATTTGCGGAGTTTCATCTGTGCATATTCCGGGATTCGATTTACACGCTTGCTCCATTACTTCCTGTTCAGGATTTCCTGACGGAAAATTATTTCGTCTTCGATATTCTGTTACACGCGCGAATACCCCCTTCCAATTACTAGATGTAATTATAGTCCCATCGTTTTCTTTAAAGACATACCCGCCTTTAGGAAAAAGGTTTACGTTGATCTTACGCATTATAACAATAAGTTTGACAAACCTTCACGCTCGTCAAGAATTTCTGTTTTATTTGTTACATCGATGTAAACTCCGCCCGGATATCGATCTGACCAGTAATCATCATCAAATCCGTCATGCCCCAATGGAACAGAATCTCCTTTCATCGACGGCGTGACGCCGGAACCGAATCTGGCGGCGTAGACCAGTAACGTTAGAGAATCTGCTTCATTCGGAGAAGAAAACCCTCTCGACATGTAATCTCGCTTAGACTCGACTCGCTTAGATTTACCCGGTCGATACCTCCGCTGCGTAAGTTGCTGCGCCAAATTTGTAATATCAACTGAAGGGCTGATTAGAAAATAGTCAAATTCTCCATACATTCGAGTCATAAACCAGAGCACCGAACACATACGATCATATTCTTCATCGCATGTTTTAGTGTCTTCGAGCATAATTTTTTTGTCTTTAGGCGGGCCATCCGAATAATTAAGATCATGGACAGCGCTAGACCACTCATGTTTTATAAAATCTGCTACACCCGTGCCAACACCTGTTCTATCCAAGGCAAAATATTCTGGACGAACCCCGGCGCGCTTGCTCGTCAAAAGAATTTTATCTTTCATTTCTGGAGTAGCCGCTTTTGGTAAAGTAAACTGTT